GCTTAGTCGGTCAATTATATGACGAAGACAGCTATTTTAACCCGATACAGGATATTTCAGACCAATGGATAATCAGCGTTGAAGAAATGGACTTTTGCGTAAATCCTAAGTTTCAATGGGTAAAAGATTTGCCGCTTATCGACTATAAACCGAAGCCTTCACCGCCATTCCCTCCAATAGAATAAAAATTAAAAACTATGTTAGGTGGTTTATTAGACAATGATGAAAAGAAATATCTATCTGATAAATTTTATGATGACTTTAAACCATTTACTCCTTTATTAGATTCAGATAGAAATTGGATATTACCACTCTATCAAATATTTGAAAACAAAAATTTAGACTGTTGGTGGGTAAAGTATTTACCAATAGTTGAGTTTAAATCATTCCATAAACATTAATGTTAAAATGAAATCCTTATTTTTACAAGTTCCCCAAGAAGTAGGTTACCTAACTAACTATGGTATATTAGGAGTGTTTGCTATTCTAATGATTGGCATTATTTATTTTATGGGTAAACAATTCTTTGTGTGGCATAGGAAGAATGAAACAAGAATAGTAGAGTTAGAAAAGAGATTAGAAAATTATCTTGTTGAAGATAGAAGCACATTGATGGAAACACTTACTTCTAACAATCATGTTATAGAAAACAATACAGCATTGATGAAAAAGCTATTAAACTTAGTTGAAAGATTAGAAAAGAATAATTGACATTCACTCAAAACTATGAATAATAATTAAGATATTTGTTATGAAAACAAATATCTTTTTATTTATGAGTAAGCAAGTATTGAATATTATAAGTAATTCATTTTCTAAACTTTTATTTGAAGAAGAAAGACACCTATATACAGTTGATGAAAAAGTACTTCCTTCAGTTTCTGCAATGGTTAAATCACATTGTATTCCTTTTGATGAACTACATTGGGCAAAGAAGGAAGAACAAAAAGGCAAAGAGAGTCTTCAACAAGTTCTTGAGAAATGGGAAAAGAAAAGAAACATTGCATCAACCAATGGTACTTCAGTACATGTATATGCAGAAAAGTGGTGGGAAAGAAAGGATTCTATACCCCAAAATAATCAACAAAAAGCGGTAAAGGAATTTTTAGAAGAATTAACAGCAACAGGAAGATATAGTTTATTACATACTGAGTTACAAATGTATTCTGAAAAATATAACTATGCAGGTACTTGTGACTTACTAATGTGGGATAACTTAGAAGACCATGCTGTTATAATGGATTATAAAACAAATGAAGAGTTAGATAAACAATTTGGATTTTTATTAGAACCATTTAGTTATAGTGCTAATACAGCATTTAATAAATATCAGATTCAACTAAGTTATTATCAATTGATTTTAGAAGAGGTTAATATTGAAGTTAAAGAAAGATTTATAATATGGTTAAAGCATGATGGAACTTATGAAGTAAGACCATGTTTTGATTTTACAAATGTTTTAAAAGATTATTTAAATATAAACATCAATGAAAGTAATTGAAGCTATACAAAGAGTTCAATCTTTATATTCTAAAGGTGTTGCTGCTGATGATAGAAGACTAACTAACAGACATATTTACAGTAAGTTAAAAACTGTAAGAGCAAGATTGCTTTATGAAAAAGTAGTTAAAAAACAATTTATAGCCAGTACTAATTATCAGGTATTACCTTGTGTTGAACTTATTAAAGCACCTATACATGAGTGTCCTTGTATTCCACCATTAGGTTGTTGTATTTACAGAACTAAACATCAATTACCAACTCCTGTAAGTGGTATTAGTGGACACATTATAAGAAGTGTTACATCTTTAGATGGTAATATAGTATTTTCAGAAATAACTTGGCAAGATAAAAAGTATAAACAATTTGATAAATATACTGCTACTAAACCTGATTATTTCATTTCTAATGAATACTTATATGTTACAGCTAAGAATGAAACTGAAGTAATCAGAATAGAAATATTATTAGATGACCCTGTTGAAGGATATCATTTTCCATCATATTGTCCTGATGCTGAATCTCCATGTATATCAATATATGATAGAGAGTTTCATTTAGATAATTCAATGTTTGATGCAATGATAGAAATTACAGTTCAAAGTTTGTTACAAGTATTTGTAGCAGGAGTAGAAGATGAATCTAATAACTCTAAAGATAATCTATCACAAACAAATAAGTAACATGAGTAAAGGAAAGAAGTTAGAAACATTTATTACCTCTTTCAAGTATTACATGAAAGAAGCTGAAGAGAAAGTAAATAAGAAAATATATTTATCTGTATTAAATGGCTTTGCTGAATATTTAATGGAATCAATATTAGATGGAGAATGTGTATATTTGCCAAGTAAATTAGGAGCAGTAGAAATAATAGGTAAGAAATTAAAACCAAGAGTAACAGAAGAAGGCATTGAAGGATTAACTATTAACTGGCAAGCAACTAAGAAGTTATGGAAAGAATGTAAACCTTGTGAAGAAAGAAAACAAAGAGTGTATTATTTTAATGAGCATAGTGATGGAGTTAGATATAGATATATGTGGAGTAGAAACTCTATACTAATGACTAATAAGTATTTATACACTTATGTTCCTAACAGAAAAAGTAAAGCTAATTTATTTAAGAAAATACTAGAAGGTAAAGAGTATTATATATTAGAAGGTAAGTTTGCACCTCATTCAAGAAAAGTTAAAAATATTACTAAACATGAGTAATGAAGTTACACCTTATGCATCAGTAAATAGATTATTTGGTAAGTTAAGAAGAGATTTAGGTTCAATTCAAAGTATTAATGAATCTGATATGATAGAGTGGGCAGCAGAAGCTTTAGAAGCTATTGGTGCTGTTACTATTTATGAAGAAGCTGTTGCATTTATTGAAGTTAGAAATCACCAAGCTGAGTTACCTAATGGACTTCATGCTATTATTCAGATAGCAAGAAATACTTGTTGGGATGATATTACTGGTTGTGGAGCTTGCCCATCAGATGTTATAGCATCTGCTATTGCTTCTGACCAAACTACATCTCAAAATACTAACCCTATTCCTGTTGCTCTTGATTGTGATGGTCAACCTATCAATGAATATGAGTTAGCATATTATAGACCTTACTATGATATGAGAAATGAAACAGGATACTACTCTAACTCTTATCTTTTTAATAACTGTTTTTCAGTAGTAAGGTTAACTAACCATACCTTTTTTAATTCATTAGTTTGTCAACATCCTGAAGGAGAAAAACTTTACTCTGAAGGTTCAGGTATGTTTAATGAATACACTATTATTAATGGTGATACCCTAAGATTAAGTTTTGAAAAAGGACAAGTAGCTGTATCTTATGTAAGACAACAAGTTGATGACCAGGGTTATCCAATGATACCTGACCATTATGCTTACACTACTGCACTTACAAAGTACATTACTTACAAACTAATGGAAAGAGATTTTTATGCAGGAAGAGAAGGTAGTCAAGGTAGATTACAAAAGGCAGAACAGGACTGGCATTGGTATTGTAAACAAGCTCGTAATAGAGCTATGATGCCTAAAGGTGTTGACCAATTACAAAATATTCTTGAACAAAGACAATACTTGTTACCAAGAAATACAAGATACTATGGATACTTTGGTAAAATGTCCAGACCAGAATCTCGTAAATTTGATGACCCAGATTTCAGAAACTATTTCAGAGGTTACTATAACAGATATATCTAATGGAAAAAAATACTAACAGACCATATAAAGGTATGATACAGGATAATAATCCTGTTGACCAACCTAAAGAAAGTTATAGATATGCATTAAATGCTGTCAATGAAACTAATGATGGTAATAGGAATTTATTGAATAATGAAAAGAGTAATGAAACATGTTGGACATTACCTTTAGGATTTTACCCAATAGGTTCTTGTTATAGTATTAATAATGAGATATTAATATTTTCTGTTAATGGAAGTACAAGTGCAATAGGTATAGTTAAAGACTGTACCTATACTGAAATATTAAATTCAGAATGTTTAGGATTTTCTATTGAGCATCAAATAGATTGTACTTATAGAGTTAAGAATGGCTGTGAAAGAATATTTTATTTTACTGATGGGTTAAATCCTATGAAGCAAGTAAACATAGATAGTTTAGACTCTTATTATAGTGCAGCATATATATTATGGTTAGAAAATCCTATTGGACCCTTTGTTGGAGAAAAATGGAATTGTGATTTATTTTCATTAATTGCTCCATATCAAATACCTTGTTTTGCTGATGCTCAAATAGTTAATGGTGGACAATTACTATCAGGTTCTTATAATTTTGCAATACAATATGAAGATGATAATGGTAATTCTACAAACTGGGTTACTATATCAAGACCTGTAAATATATATTTAGATAGTCAATTTTTACCTTACTTAAATATATTTGGTTCATCTAACTTAGAATCTGATGCATTAGGTGGTACAGCAGTTCTTACTAATAAAGCTATTCAATTAAGCATTAGTAATTTAGATACTTCCTTTGCTGTGTATAGAGTAGCATGTATCAGAGCTACATCATTTACAGGATTAGTTACAGCAGCAGTAGTATCTCCTAATATACCTATAACTCAAAACACATTTATATATAATGGTAGTCCTAATGGATTTACAGAATTAGAACCTAATGATATAACATTAGGTAAATTAAATCTTGAATATGCTGAACATATAGAGCAATTAGAGAATAGACTATTAGTTGCTAACACTAAAGGTAAACAAGTAA